CATAATTTTCTTTCATTATTTTTTTATAATGATCAGTTTTTGTCATAATTGAATTTCCATATTTTTCAAATATTTTTTTTTGAATAATATCCTTTTTTTCAAAAAAATTATGCACGCCATAATTTTTAAAATTTGTATCTGACATTTTTTTCATTACATCAGAAGAACTACACGGAGCAACGCCGCCATACCTTTTAATGTTAGTTGATTTTACGTTATTAATATGTTTTTCAGATTTATTTGTACATTTAATTGAACAATAAGTACCATATCCTTCTTTAATCGATCTTTTAAATTTTAATTTTTCGCCACAAGTTAAACATATTGGAATATCATTAAGATCATTCAAAAATAAAAATAATTGTTCTTTAAATTGAATATTTTCTAATTTATATCTTTTAATATAAGATTTTAAACTTGAAGAAAATTTTGGAAAATTGGTATTAATATAATTTTTTTTTGTTTTATATCCACTTTTATTATTCTCCGATAAAAAAATTTTTAATTCTTTTTTATTTTTTTCCATAGTCATATATTTATCAATATATAAATATACGAAAATTATGGCAGATTTACTAATGAAAATGCCGGTTCCTTATGAACCGAAAAGAAAAAATAGATTTATACTAAGATTTCCTTCGAGTCTTGGAATAAATGAATGGTATGTTACATCCGCAGCCAGGCCAAATGCAAAAATAAATTCGGTTGAAATACCATTTCTTAATACACAAACATATGTTGCTGGTAGGTTTAACTGGGAAGAACTTAAAGTGACCTTTAAAGATCCGATTGGGCCATCAGCCTCACAAGCACTTATGGAATGGTTCCGTTTACACGCAGAATCAGTTACAGGTAGAATGGGATATGCTGCAGGATACAAGAAAGATGTTGAGTTAGAAATGCTCGACCCAACTGGGGTTGTAGTTGAAAAATGGATACTTCAAGGTACATTTTTAACAAGTCTTGACTTTGGAACACTGGATTATACTGACGATAAATTAGCGGACATCAACGCATCTCTTCGTATGGATCGTTGCATTCAAGTATATTGATAAATATTATCTATTGATATTGTGGAAAAATTCTCGTATATTACGGTATATGAGAATTTTTTATGCAATAATTATTAATTAAAGATATGATATGGATGAATTTAGAATCGACCCTTCAATAGCATATGATGTTGTTGAATTACCAAGCAGGGGAATACATTATGCAAATAAGAAAAAATCAGTTAGGGTGGCTTATTTAACTGCAGCAGATGAAAATATATTATCATCAGTAAATTTGATTGCGTCGGGCGGCGTTATTGATGAATTGTTGAAAAGAAAAATATTAGATAAAGACTTAGAGCTTGACGATATTGTTGATGAGGATAGACAAGCAATATTAATATTTTTGAGGAATACTGCATTTGGATCTGAATATAATATGACAGTAACCGATCCAAAAACAAAGCAGCCTTTTGATGTGGTTTTGGATTTATCAGTATTAAAAATGAAAGATTTTACTTTGGTTGCGGACACAAATGGTGAATATCCATTTTTTTTAAAAAAATCTGGCATTAATATTACATTTAAATATTTAACACAGAAACAAGAAACAGAAATTGATAAAATAAGAGATAGTTGGAACGGACAAGGAATAGCTCCTATTATATCAAAAAGACTTGAAATGATGATACAATCTATTAATGGAAATAGAAATCCGATGGAAATACATAGTTTTATTGAAAATAAAATGCCAATAACAGATTCAAAAGATCTTAGAAAATATGCTATTGAAAATAAACCTGGATTAGATTTAACTCAGACAGTAACTACCCCCTCAAAGGAAAATATCCAAGTTGAAATTGGATTTGGGGCGGAATTTTTTCGTCCTTTCTACGGATTATAGGAAAACACAATTAGATCAAATACTTTTTTTGGTTAATCGAAACTTTTCATATTCTGATATTCTTACTATGCCAGTATATTTAAGAAAATATTTTGTTAACTATATACAAGAATTAGAAAACAAAAAATAATCTATTTATATAGTATGAATATAAGTAAACTAAGCGGATTATCAAAAGGTGAACTTGGGCCTTTCTTAGAAGAATACTTAACTGGCGTTGACCGAAATAATACTGATTTATTTAATAGTGAATCAAAAAATGCGGTATCAATGTATAATTCTCTTAGATCAAAAACAGGTAAAATAGGAGAAGATATAGCAAGCGGAAGTAAATACGGGGCGTCAACTAGAGGATCGGGATTTGTTGATAGGTTAATAAGCACCCAGATTAGGCCAGAAGCTGGAGAAGCTGGAGAATTTAAAAGTATACAAAAAGGGTTAGGTATATTTTTTGATCCCGCAGGAAAATTCAGGGGATGGAAAGGTATGATTAAAGAGATGGGAGGTCTCTTTAAAGATGAGATTGAATTACACTTACAACAACAGAATGATCTTTTAAATGATATTAGTAAGAATACAGGAATAGTAGGTAAATTATCTAAAGAATTTCGAGAAGAAATTATGGCTGCATCTCCTGCAGCGGAAAAAATTGGTATTAGTTTTCAGGAATTAAGAGAATCTGTTAGTGGATTAGTTGGAGAATCAGGAAAATTTAAATTACTTAGCAGGGAAACAATTGAAGAAATGGAGCTTGCTAGCGTTTTTACTGAAGATATGATTGCATTCAGTAAAATGGGAAAAGATTTTGAGGCTGTTGGGGTGGGTGTTAGAGATATGTCAAGAATAATTGATAAAGCGGGGCATAGCGCATTAGAAGTCGGACTAAACGCTAAAATGTCAACAAAATTAATAGACGAAAATTTAAATAGAATAAACTCCTATGGATTTAAAAATGGTATAGAAGGATTAGGTGCTATGACTCGAAAATCTGTTGAATTCAGAATGAATATGAGCGACGCATTTACATTTGCAGATAAAGTGTGGGATCCAGATAAAGCATTGGAACTTGTTGCAAATTTACAGGTTTTAGGCGGGGCGTATGGCGATTTAAATGATCCTCTTAAATTAATGTATATGGCAACCAATAATGTTGAAGGATTACAGGATGCATTAATTAATGCATCAAAAACATTGGTTACATTTAATAAAGAACAAGGACGATTTGAAGTAACGGGAGTTAATCTTAGACGAGCTAAAGAAATGGCCGACCAGTTCGGTATGAGTATGCAAGAACTAACAACCACTGCCGTTGCAGCAATGGAAAGATCAAGAGCCGCCACTGATTTATTGTCAACAGGTCTTATTATTGATGATAAAGATAGAGAATTTTTAACAAACCTAGCTCAAATGAAGGGGGGTAAAATGGTTATTGAAGTTCCGCCAGATTTGCGAAAACAAATGGGGGTTTCTGCTGATAATACAGCAATTGCGTTAGAATCGATGACAGATGAACAGGCAAAAACATTATTGGAACAAAGAAAAGCTTTTGAGAAAATGACAACCGAACAATATGCAAGACAACAAGTTAGTATTCTACAGAATATTGACAGGGATGTTTCTTTTATTCGAGCAACTCTTAGGGTTGGAATTGGACAGGTAATGGGTGAGGCATTAGAAGAATTTGTTGGTATTGATAAGACAAAAATTATTGAAGAAAGCGCAAAAATAAGGGATATTATGGGAGGAAAGATGGGAGAACTTCAAACATCAGTTGTTGACTGGATGCATGAAAAAGGCATGTCAGGAGCAAAAATAAAACCAGAAGCCATTGATCAGAGTCGTAAAGAAGGTATATCGGGAGCTATGACAAAAGGAACCATAAAGGGGGGAGAGATCGCATCTGCGCCAGTTCCAGAATATCTTTTAAGAGAGAAAATGGAATTAACAAAAGAAACACCTGAAAAAATAACAAGAAGCTATGTAACAGTTGTTCATAAATCTGGCGACGTGATTATGGATCCTATAACCAGAATGTTAAATATGAAAGAAATATTAGATCATCCTGATCAATTTACAGGACGAAATCCTGGAGGTCAATTCGGAGAAGGTGAATAAGGCGTGATATTTTTCATTAAGTTGTATTTATTATTAAAAGATTAAGATGCCAAGTTATGTAGATTTTGATACGACTAAACATTTCAGAGATTTTATTATAGCTAAAACACTAACTGTTCCAAACGGACCACAATCATTTACTGCATCGAATTATATTATTCAAAGTACAAATGATATGGCAAATGTCGATCCTGGTGCTGTTGATACTAACAGATCGGCAGATTTAAAACAGCCTCAGACGTCAAATGTATTTAAGCCAACAGAATATTTTGTAACTGAAAGTCTTGAAACAATTCCGAGAAAAGCAAATCTTAATTTATATCCATATTTTGTAGAAGGACAATATCATAGTTTCATTAGTATTATGACGACATCTGATTATACTACTGAATCAGAATTAATGAAATTTGCAGCATGGAACATAAAAGAAAATCCAGAAGGCCCGTTTTTTGCTAGATTACAACAGAATTTATATAGAACAACAGTTGGTAGAGTTAGATTAATTGATGCGTTAGAAGGAAATACATCAACTGCAATTAATATTATAACAGGAAGAGAGCCTTTAATTGAAAAAAATCAAAGAATTACCGTTGCTCGTGAAATAACAGGAAAAGCGGTTGATTTTTTACAAACAGTTAATGGGGTAGAATTTCCATGGGCTGAAATTCCTGGCGATTATTTATCCAATCCAAAAAACGCCACAACTAATTTTAGATCAACAGCGACAAGTGAAGCCAATAGAGTATTTCAAGATATAACAGGAGAATTGGGACAATTATTCGGAATCCAAAGAAGGCCAACAACAACAAGAAAACCGTCAGATTTATTCATTGAATATATGGGAGATGGGCCAAAATCAACTCTTTATGACAATCTTTCATATTCAAAATATGCCCCAGATTATACAACAACAGCAAGATCGCAAAATACATCAAAATTATTTAATTATGTTGATCAATTTGCCGAAGGATTTAAAAATATGTTAGGACTTGAAGCGCCAAAAGGAACAGCATATATTGGTGATGACCGAGGTAATGATGTAAAATATGCAATGGGTGATTTTAATGATAGAATTGTAAAAAGTAATTATTATTTAAGCCTATTATTTGATCCAATACAGGCAGAATTATTTCAAAGAAAGAAAAATATTGGAGAAGGTGGAGGTATTGGTGGTAAATTAACATGGATAAGTTCCAAATCGAAAAACATATTAGGAGAAAATAATGCCGAATACGCTTCAGAAGCATCATTAATAGAAGAATCGTTATCAACAAATTATGCGTTTAGAGATGATTCAATCTTGGGATTAACGCAGCAAATACTTGAAACACTACCTACTGATGGCGGAAGTTCTCGTTCTCACGTTGCCAATGTTATAGACCAAACAAGTAGAATATTCAGAGAAGGTGATGTTGTTATGTCAAGAGGTTCTGCGGTAAAATATGTCGATAAATTTACGGGACAAGAGAGTGGAGTAGAATATTGTCGAGTATGGACTAAAGACAGATCATATATGAACTATTCTGACACGATGAAAAGAACGAATCAATTATCAAGACAATTTGAAGGTAGCGTTCTTTCAAGACCATGGAATTTGAACGTATATCCAAATTCAAACGGTAATGGAGCATTTGATAGTAGTTCAACAAATATTGGAACTGGAGGATTTAATAACAGAACAAATAAAATAGAAAGTGGCGGCGGCGGATTTTATGCTAAAAAATATATGTTTTCGATAGAAAATCTTGCATGGAAATCATCAAATAGACCTGGATTTACATATAATGATTTACCATATTGTGAAAGAGGTCCAAATGGCGGTAGAATTATGTGGTTTCCTCCATATGATTTAAAAGTTACCGAACAAAATAGCGCTAAATGGGAAGAAAATATATTTTTAGGAAGACCCGAACCAGTTTATACGTATCAAAATACTGCTAGAAATGGAACAATTTCATTTAAAGTCATTGTTGACCATCCAAGTATATTAAATCTTTTAGTAAGGGATCATTTTAAGGGAATGTCAGATGAAGAAGCAGATAATTATATTAATGCGTTTTTTGCCGGATGTGAAGATGTTGATTTTTATGGGCTAATAAGAAAATATACAACATTAACTCCAGTTGACGTTAAGGCAATCGAAGCATATTTAAATCAAAATAAAGACACTAAAACTATTCAAAGATATAAGGCGGTATTTGATCCTGTGCCAGATGCTGTTGTTCCCACAAATCAGCCATCAGAGCAGAATTTTTCCACAGTTTTATATTTTAATAATAATGAACCATCTGCAATTGATGCTGAAGGATTATATTCTACTGATGATTATGAAAAAATATATAGTAGATATACAAGTTCTGATATAATGACTAAATATTATGACGATTTGAATAATGGATTAATACAATTAAGAAATGCAACATCATGGGGAAAAAATCAAATACAGGATTATAAAGTTTTAACAGGAGTATTAACAAATATAGGAAAAAAACCAGACATAAGCAAACTTAACGAGATGGTTACCACTATCAATCAAAATGCAGTAGATGGATTTGCAGTGCTTACATCGAATTATAATTCTTTTAAACAAAATTTAACGGATTTAAAAAATAATATAAAGAATATAAAGCAAATATCAGTTAAAATTAGTTCATCAACATCAGCAGTTGCTGACGATCTATATAATTTAAAACTTTCATATAGAAGAAGTGATAGTATTATTAAAGATATATTAAATAAAATATCAAAAGACGGAAATGGTAATAATGCAAAAGTTACTTGGGCAGGTAATGTTGCTGATACAAATAAAGAAAAAACTGAAACTCCACAAGTAATAACATTTAAGGATTTAGGATATGAAGATCAAGAAGGGACATTTACAATTAATTATGTAAAAAATAGAGGGGAGCAAGGAACAGCTAGCGATATGTGGGTAAGGGCAAATGTAGATTGTGGTAATGCGAATTTACCAGTTATACTTAAATTAAAGAAAACCGCACCAGTAACATTTTGGTGTAGAGAAGCTACGGCTGATATATCTTATATAACGCAATCGCCCGATACGCCAGAAGTTTCTACTCCAATAAGAAAGCCAAAATTAATTCCAGAAGTTCCTGATGCAACAACTGGAACGCAAAAAATTCCACCAATTGATGAAATGAAAGTTATAATAATGAAGACACTGTCCGAATGTTTTTATTTCAAAAAACTTGAAGAGGAATCGCCATTACAATTTTCATCATTAAAAGAGAAATTAAGATATTTTCATCCCGCGTTTCATTCAATGACGCCCGAAGGATTAAATTCAAGATTAACATTTTTACATCAATGTGTTAGACCAGGCGATACATTACCAATTAAAGGAGTATCGGATCAAAGTGATCTAAATGCAAGAAATACGACATTTGGTCCTCCTCCAATTCTTATAATGAGAATTGGTGATTTTTATCATTCAAAAATTATTGTTAGAGATTACAATGTTGATTTTCAAGATAATGTTTGGGATCTTAATCCAGAAGGAATTGGAGTACAGCCAATGATAGCTAATGTTACATTACAAGTGAGTTTCATTGGAGGTCACGGATTAGAAAAACCAGTAGAAATACTACAAAATGCGTTATCTTCTAATTTCTATGCCAATACTGAAATTTATGATCCAAGATCAACCGCAACTGAAGATAAAAGTAAGTTTACAAAAGAATTTCTAGAAAATTTAATGAGTGATTATAACGCTAAGATTAACTCCGATTCACAAGAAATACCTCCGACAGAAACTAAAATTACAGAAGGCACATATATTGGTACATTGGGTATGACTAGCGTCGTTCCGCCAATAAAACAATTAACATATGATGATGTGGTAGATAGTCTTTTTCAATCCACTCAAGAGTATTTTGATAATTATGAAACATCGTATCATAGTATACTAAAACAATATGATGCAAAAGTGTCTTCTATGATATTATCTCCAACATATAGGACAATAAAAGATTATACTGTTCAGATAGGCGGTGGTAGTACAGATACAATTGAATTTTTAGGAAATTATAAAGCTAATTCAGAGTTAAGCATATTAGCAAGAGATTTTCAATCAAAATTGGAAGATAAGATTGTATCAGAAAATATTACCACAATTTTTGGAATTGATAAATATATGACTAATGGTATGCTAGATAAATCTGAACGAATATTAAAGCCAAAAATCAAGGAACTTATTGGTAAAGTAATTGACGGAATAATATCAAATCCTGATGCTAAAAATATTGAAATAAATCGAAATAATGTTATTGTTTCATTAGATAAACTGAATTTTATTGTTGAAACATTACATGACGGTAAAATTTCTATGAAAGATAAATCATATACTGGAGCAAATCTAATTGATTTTACATATGATAAACTTTATAATACGTATAGTAATGTTATAGAATTTATAAAAGATAATCAATATAAATTTTCAGAAGATCTTGATGAAAGTTATGTATTTAGTCGAAATACAACAATGACGGTAAATGATTTTTCTTATTTTCTTTCTGTATTATTAAAAGGGTATAAAGCCGATATTCTAAGTTTATATCGTAATGACGTCACATTCCAAAAAATAACGGCTAATATTGAAAAGGGATTAAATAAATTTATGGCTGCAGATCCAAAAGAAAAAAATTTTAGAATAAAAAAATATCCAATGAGAAAAGATAGTAATATAATTACATTTACTATTCAGGACGAAACTTATGGATTTAGTAACGCGGAAAAGACAGAATTAGAAAATGTACATAGAACTAGTGGAAATAAAACAACAAAATTTTTAAATTATTATAGATAATGAACAATCAATATTTTGATAGATATCAATATTTTATTGAAGATGGGGAATTTAAAATTGTTCCTGGTATTGAAATACCCATCAAATCAACTGATAAATATATTCAATATAAGCACGATAAAGATAGATTTGATAAATTATCTCAGGAATATTATAACTCGCCACTATTCGGATGGTTAATATTGTTAGCAAATCCATTATGCGGTGGAATTGAATTTGAAATACCTGATAATTTTTTACTTAGGATTCCATTTCCTCTTGTTCCGTCTTTACAAGATTACAAAAAAGGTATAGATTTGTACAAATTATATTATGGGGAATAATAATTTAAAAACCACGAATGACATATTAGTTAAAGTTGATCAAAATAATCTTATTTATATCGACCCTAATAGTGTTGTGTTTAATGGATTAGCTGTGCCAAGAAGTGTGGAGCCCGAAAATCTTGTAATGTATGTTAATTTGGAGGCCGATCTGGTTCCTCGTTCTATTTTAGTTGCTGGTAACGATCAAAATACTTTATTATCAATTGCTAAAGGCACATTAAATTTTATGAAAAATCCAAATGGTACTGATTTTGATACTAAATGGACAGACGCATATACCGATATTAGAGAATCATCAGCAAGTTCTGAAAATACTTCATCAAGTACTAATCCAACAGCTAACAGTTTTGTTCAAAATGACCCGTCTGGACAGAGTTTTGGAATTAGTAGTATATCAATACAAATATTGGGGGCCACTTTTATACCTAGAGTAACAATTAAATTTATTGATGCTAGAGGAAAAACATTATTTGATTCGCCGCCGAATTCTCCGTATTCTGCTTTTTTTCATTTACCTTGGCCTATATTTTATTTAACAGTCAAAGGATATTATGGAAAGGCTGTAAAATATAGATTGCATATGACTAAATTTAATTCAAGATATAATCCAAGTAATGGTAATTTTGAAGTTGAGACGACTTTTGTTGGATCAACATATGCATATTTAGCTGATATACCATTAGAAGCGGCATTAAATGCCCCGTATTTTTATATATCGGAAAATACCAACACAACTACATTTAATGAACAAACAGGGTATTATGATGTAAAGGTTAGTAAATCAACAAAAGGATACAGAATGCTAAAATCTGTATATCAGGAATATATAAATAAAGGATAATTACCAAAAGATTTTCCAATAAGAACGCTTAGAGAAATTATTATTATTGCTGGTAGATTAAATAAAACATTGGAAAGAGTAATATTTGAACAAATTGTAGATCCAAAAATTTTATCTGGAGTAAAAGATTTTGAAGAAAAAATTCAAGATTTTCAAACAACAATTGAAGCATGGAAAGGAAAACATTTGTCTGGAGAATTTTTTACAAATGGTACAAAACGGCCAGGCACAAGTCAAGATATAGAATGGTATATACAAGTGGCAGGCCCAGCTAAAGACACATTGGATGCCATTACGGGAAGTACCATAACAAGTACTCTTGAGTATTTAATTACCAAATATATTAATTATTTAGAAGAGAATCAAACTTTTGGCGTAAAAAGAAATAACGAATTATTTCACGATAAAAATTTTGTGGTTAAAACAATATCGTTTTATCAATTAAAAACAATTTCAAATTTTTATACAAGAGATGAAGGAAAGGTTGGCGTTGATATTAATGGAATATTTGATGTTATTACCGCTATTGAAAGAGATTTTGTACAACAAAGGAACAAATTGGAATCCGATATTGAAGCAAAAATGAACGAAATCGTCAAAAAAACAGATATTGGAATAGGATTTGAGCCAACAGTTAGGAATATTGTGGGAGTTCTTCTTGCTAATGCGGAAACATATATAAGATTAATGAAAGATGTTCATCTAAAAGCATTCGATCAAGCAAAAAAAAGAAAAGAAATACTTAAAAATGTGTCAACAGACAGTATTGGGGATTCAATATATCCGTGGCCCGAAATTAAAGCTCAAACTGCTGGCGGATTAGCTTTAGTATATCCTGGCGGTAGGGAATTGGGAGACAAATTACAGGCGGGAGATACGACATTATGGCCCGAAGTTGATTTTGTTGAAAATTTTTATGAAGTCGCGACGAAAAAAGCTGATAATTTAACAGATAAAGAAGGTAGTCCAGAAAATATAAATTATATTTTTGCCACGGATCTTAATCTATCTAAAAAAGATATTGGAGTATTAACTAACGTATCGGGATATATACCATATGGGGATAAAGCAATTAGCTCAATTTTATATGAAATATATGAGAGATCAAAATATGTAACTTCGCTTAATCCATTTAGTAATGATGTAACGATTGAACTCGCCAATGTCGAATATGATAATTTAAAGGTTCAAATAGCTGAAGATATTGATATTATAGATATATTAAAAGCTTATATTACAAATTATGAAAGTTTACTTTATTATATGGGAGCATTTTCGGAATTTGAAAGATACACATATTATCAAGATCAATTACCAACGGTGCCATATATTAAAGATGTTTTAAATCAAGATTTTAGCATAAAAAAATATCAAAAAAATGTTGAAAGTCGGGCAATGCATGAAGATCTATATACAAAATTATCAAAATTTTTATTGGATTATCAACCTGAAGAATATAGAACAATAATATATCCTTTTAATTCGTCAACATATAAGTCTTATAGGAGTTTTGAATTAAAAAATTTAAGCTTAAATGGGCTTTTAAAAGTTAATGCGCCAGAAGATTTCATTTCATCTGGGTCATTGCCATTAAATCCGTATATGTGGGTTAAAGACGGATATGGACTTAATTTATTTAATAATGTTATAAAAATAGGAGATCAGTATAAGCATATTTTGAATACCCCATATTTTCATAAACAATTATATGATGATTTTACTAAACTTCAACCGCAAGAAAAGTATGTGGGTTCGGCGTATTTATTCTTAAATTCTTTACCTTTTAAAGATCTGGATGATACAATAAGCTTTGGATATGCAGGGCCAGTTCAAACCGATACTTTAGTATCAACGCTTTTTAGAGAAATTGGAGCAAGTCATTATGTTCCATATCATTTAATGTTAAAATGGGGATCGATTTATCATAGATATAAAAAATATATTAATGATAGTATTGATATTATTAGTAATGTAACTATTCCGATTAGTGGAGACATATATTTTGATAATTCGTTTACTGGTAGAACATATACAGGATATACAAATCCAGTTAAAATTATAGATCGAAGCGCCACTAGTGATGTGGGATTTCATCCTTTTTATGATACAGTATTTCATCAAATAGTTAATGGGTACGGATTTTTCGATCAAATAGCGGGTCCAGTTGATTATTCAGCATCAATAGATAATGGTGTTATAAAAACATTTTATCGAGAAGCGCCTGGAGGAACGGCATGGTCAACAGTTATAGATGAATCAAAATTTGATTCTGTAGATCAGAGATTTACATTAATACCATCTAACGGATATAAAGATATTGATGCGAGTGATTTTGATAGTGCAGAACAAGAAAATTTTAGAATTCTATGGAACATTGGAACTGATTATTCATTAAACTATGTGAATTATAGTGGATATACATTTCCATCGCCCGATGAATATTTTAAATTGACGGGATCGACTGACACGTATTCATTATCAACAAATTACAGAAAAGTAATTGATTTAATTGCAACATTTAAATTTGATATTTTGGATATATTTGAACAGGCATTTTTAAATTTTGCAAGCGAAAGCCTTAATGAAGAAATTCCATATGTACTATATGATGTGAAATACCCAAAATTCCAAGATTTGTTAAAAGAAATAGTTTCCGTATCAAAAACCAGTAACGATCCAATAGTCTTACTTACTGGCGTTACATTCACAAATAATGACAGTTTATTTACAATAGTTAGAGAAAGACAAACAAGTAAATTACTTGAAATAACAAGTAATATTTTATCAACTGATAATCTTATAAGGATTTCATTGGCAAATCCTAGAGAAATTGATAATTACGTTTTAGGCGGATTTACCAATACAGGTGTAGAGCGTTTTAGCGTAAATGAATTTGATCCTTTTCAACTTACCGATCCTGACAATATAAATAATATGAAGCTTTATCTTGGCGAAGATTTAGATGGATATTATGCTGATTTCTTTTCAGTAAATAATATTGAAATTAATGAGGATAATATAAAGCAATTTAGATCTTTAATTTACATATATGCTGGAATGAGAGCTGATGGAGAAACGCCAACAAAAGATACATTTATTACTTATTTAAAAGAGAAAATTGTAACGCCAACTAAGAATAATATAACTGGCGTTAGCGGGCCAAATGACAGATTAAAAATATTTTTAGACCAAATAGGATATAAAATACAAAATGATTTAAAAAGACAAGAGACCCAAGGCGTAAAGAAAAAAAGAGGATATAGCGATGATATTATTAAATTAGAATTATATAATCTTTTTAAATCTTTTAATGATAAGTGGACATCAGGGAATTCAATAGGACAAAGAACGCTAATGGAAGAGTTTTTATTTTTGGATAAAGCAAATCGAGATATTGGTAGTTCTGTTTATATTGATATGGAAAAATTAATGAGATTAACGGCAGAAGGAAATGAAAAAATTAATTTATTTAGTGCAATTAGTCTTTTGGTTCAAGATACTGGATTTGATATAAGAGCATTGCCAGCCTATGTTAATTTTTATGGAACAAATTTTTCAGATACGAAAAAAATTATTCCATCTAAAAATGTTGCTCAAAATCTGTTTGGGTCGTTTTTAGATATTGACACTATGGATTCTTCGCCAAAAATTATATTACAATATATTGGCCCGACTTCAAAACATCTAGAGCTATATGATATTGATAGTAAATACAAATATAAGAATGACGGATTTAACATTGGAGATGTCAATAATAATCCAGTTATTGTGGCCCCCGATGTTTTTACCAAGTCGGATCTTTCTAAGTCGAATAAAGTGGTTGCGTTTGAAGTAAGCTTTGGTGATCAAAATCAGTCTATTTTTAAATCGGTGGAATTAGATCAATCATCAATAAAAAACACTTCAGAAACATTTCCAGTATTAGAAAGACTAGGACGAAGTGAAACGGGATCTAGTACGGCGCAAATCGATATTGGATTATTTGATATATATAGACAATCATCATATCAATGTCAAGTGACTTGCATGGGTGATGTTATGATACAACCAACAATGTATTTTTATTTAAAAAACATTCCAATGTTTAGAGGTTCATATTGGATTACAGAAGTAACGCATAATATTCGTACAACAGGTATTGAAACGACGTTTAAAGGATCGAGAATGCCATTACAATCATTACCAAATCCAATAGATTCATTCTTGGCTAGTTATCGATCATTTTTTGATAAATTAGTAAAAAGAGCGGATGTTAAAATTAAAGAAGAGCAAATGCAATTATCAGGTAAGACCGCTACTGAAAATACAATGATTACAGATTCAGGATCATATTCATATGATATGGGAGCCAAGGATATAGCTCCAAAAGGCGAAAAACTTGTCAATCAAGCGGGTGTGACAGAATATGGAATACCATATAATGGATTTGATGGAGAAAAATACATACAATTAATTTCATATCAGAATGAAAACAATAAATGGCTAAGAACGGTTGCCGTTCTTATGGACGGAACAAAATATCCAATTGAATCTGGCATTACTATGACTATAATTTCAAATCTGAAAACTGGAAGTATTGATACTCCTAGACAGGTAATATGGAATGAGCTTAGGAATTTAAGCAAAAATCAAGATTTTTATGTAACCAGATTTAATCGAGAAAGAGTATCTCCAGATTCTCTTGTTACTCATTTTCCCAGAACAATATTTTTAAATCCAAATACCCAAATTCCACGATCTGAAATTGTAATTACAAAAATGAGTAATAGTAATCATATATATGCGGGACCTGTTAGTGTTGGTCCATCTACATCTGTGGGAGCAGGCATTGGATTATCTAAATCATTAATGACAAAATTGGGATTAACTGATGGTCAAATAGTATATTTCAAATTATCAGAATGAGATTAGTAAATTGTTAGATATTTATATAAAAATAAAAATATGAATAATACAGACAAAGCATTAGATGATTTTTTGGATAAAACAATTATTAAAGATGTTTCTGAAGATGGAAAAGAAGAAACTATTTGCGATCCAGAGACGGGCGAATGTTATGTAATTAGAACAAAAGATGGTCTAATTGAACGAATTAACAAGAAATACATAACCGAAGACGGAAGACAATTATTACAAGATTAAAATAAATTATAAAATGGGAAATTTACAAGAAGAACTAAAGCGTTTCAATGCTATAAATAAGTATACGGAGAAACTTATATCTGAGCAAGAAGCTCCTCTACCCCCAGCAGACGCCGCGCCAGCAGATGCCGCGCCAGCAGGCGCACCGCCAGCACCAGGTGGAGAACCACCATTACCACCGCCAGCGGGAAAAGAAGACGAATTACCTCCGCCGCCAGAAGTTGCAAAAGATACTGGCGCTGACGATGAAACCGAAGAACTTGATGTTACGGATTTGGTTAATATGACAAAAAGTATTAAAAAGCAGCTTGACGATGCGCCAAAAGCCGATATCGGAGTAACTCAAAAAATGGACGATGTTTTTACAAAATTAAATGATTTGGAAGCTAAGTTAGGCGAAATGGATAGCGTTTTAGCTAAAATTGATCAACTGGGATCCGAAATTGAAAAAATTAAGCCAAAAACACCAATAGAAAAACTTGAGATGAGGTCATTGGATTCATATCCATTTAATAAAAAACCCGATGAATTTTTTGCTGAAAAACGAGGCGAAATGGAAAAATCGGGTAAGAATGAATATGTGTTAACCAAAAATGATGTTGAAAATTATGGTAAATATGATGTAATGAAATCATTTAATCCAAATGCAGACGCCAATACTATGTAAATCACAAGATTAATTGAATAATTTTTTTAAAAAAGAAAGTCTGGTTTTGAAATCAGGCTTTTTTTATGTATATTTTTAATGTTAAACAAAATTATTTTTAATAAAAAGAGAATTTAGTTTTGATATGAACTTTTTTTTATGTATATTTTGATTACAATATTTTTTTATAAACTAAATTAAATTATGGGAACAGAATTTGAAACAGTACAAGAACAGTACGAAAGAAACAGAAGAGCCGCAAGCGGCAACAGATTTGCCTCTCAAGAGGAACGAATGAAAAAGTATTTCACCACGATTTTACCGAAAGGTTCTGAAGGTGAAGAGAGACGGGTACGTATTTTGCCCACAAAAGATGGATCATCTCCATTTAGTGAAGTGTTTTTCCATGAAATACAAGTGGATGGAAAATGGGTTAAGCTTTTTGATCCGAAACAGGATGGCAAGCGTTCACCATTGAATGAAGTTAGAGAGAACCTCGAAGCTACGGGTATTGAATCTGATAAAGAAATAGCGAAGAACTATCGTTCTCGTAAATTCTTTGTTGTAAAACTTATTGACAGAGATCATGAGCAGGACGGGCCGAAATTCTGGAGATTTAAAAATAATTCCAAAGCTGAGGGCGTTTTTGATAAGATTTTTCCGATATGGAAAAATAAAGGAGATATTACCGATCCAGTTAAAGGGCGTGATTTAACTCTTTCTTTAGCTCTGACTACATCAGGCAATGGGAAAGTCTATACAACAATAAATTCAATTATTCCAGAAGATCCAAGTCCGTTACATACTGATCCAGAAATTGCAAAGAAATGGATTGAGGATACTCTAGTGTGGTCGGATGTTTATTCTAAAAAGCCAGAGGAATATCTTGAAATGGTGGCTAATGGAGGAACGCCAAAATGGGATCCAAACACTAAAAAATGGGTTTCTGGATCAACTGCAGAGGAAACAATAGGCGGTTCAGCGCCAGCAGATTTGCCAGATCCACAGGCAGATGAGGAACCTGAAAGTGAAGATGATTTACCGTTTTAATCATTCAAATTAGCCGTTAATCTTCCGACGACTATTAAGGCTCGGAAGATTATCGGTAATTTAATAAAATAAATAGAACACGAACATATGGCGACAATTAAAAAAATGGATTTTTCGGTGATACAGAAAAAATATTCACAAGAAGCATCATTTAAACCTGATAGATTTTTTGATTTAGGAGATGCTTTTTTGGATGCTTGTGGCATTCCTGGCCCCGCTATGGGACATTTAAATATGTTTTTGGGACATACCGACACGGGTAAAACGGGGGCCTTAATTAAAACAGCAATTGATGCTCAGAAAAAAAATATATTGCCGGTTTTTCTTATAACAGAGCAAAAATGGACATTTTTTCATGCAATGCTTATGGGCCTTTTATGTGAACAAAAAATAGATGAAAAGACTGGCGAAAATGTGTGGGATGGATTTTTTCTTTTTAATAATCACTTTGATTATATTGAGCAAATCACGGATTATATTGAGGATTTACTTAATGCACAAGATAAAGGAGAAATAGATTATGATTTGTGCTTTTTATGGGATTCCGTAGGATCCATTCCATGCAAAATGACATATGAGGGTCGTGGCGGTAAAATGCACAACGCAGCAGTATTATCAGATAAAATAGGAATGGGTTTGAACCAGAGAATTACAGGATCAAGAAGATCTGATAAAAAACACACAAATACGATGGTTATTTGCAACCAACCATGGGTTGAACTTCCAGATAATCCAATGGGACAACCAAGGATTAAAGCAAAAGGCGGGGAAGCAATATGGCTGAATTCGACTTTGGTTTTCTTATTTGGAAATCAGAAAAATGCGGGAATAACAAAAATTTCAATTCAAAAAGACGGCAGAAAGGTTAAAATTGCAACGAGGACTAAAATTAGCGTGATGAAGAATCATGTCAATGGATTGGGATATGAAGATGGTAAGATATTAGTGACCGCGCATGATTTTATGAGGGCCAAAAATGAGGCTGAAGAGAAAAAATCCATTGAAGAATATAAAAAAATTGCTGGCGACTATATTAGTGAAAAATTGGGCGTTCCTATATCAGAAATAGCAGACGCAAATATTATAAATGAGGAAGATTCTGAATGATGTAATGGGAAAAATATGTTGTAAATGTAAAATCGAAAAAAATTTTTCTGATTTTGGAAAGCTATCAAAAAGTAAAGATGGATTAAATTATTTTTGTAAGGAATGTAATAATAAACGCAGTAAAGAATACTCCAAAAAGAATTATGATAAAGTTTTAGAATCTCAACGAATATGGAGGCAAAATCATCCTGATTGGGTTAATGATCGTAATAAAAAAAATTACATAGAATTTATTGAAAAAAATAAAATACGAACAAAAGAATGGATAATGAATCATCCAGAAAAAAGAAAAGAATATCGTAAAAATTATAATCCAAGAAAAAGAGAACGAAAGAAAGAAAGACAAAAAGACGATCCAGTTTATAAAATCACAAATAATGTGCGATCTAGTTTACATAAATATATAAAAAAATTTAATATAACGAAGAGAAATAAAACATTCGACATTGTTGGAATATCGCCGCCAGAATTAAAAGAGTATTTAGAAAAACAATTTACTGATGGAATGAATTGGGGAAATCACGGACAATTTGGATGGCATATTGATCATAGAATACCGTTAGACTCAGCAAAAACAGAAGATGAATTATATAAATTATGTCATTATACAAATCTTCAGCCTTTATGGTGGATAGATAACATTCATAAATCATTCAAAATATTAGTATAGATTATTTGATTTATGGAAAATTTTTTGTATCTTTTAATTATCAATATGAAAATAACAAAAAAATAAATTAAAGTAAGTATGAAAAAATTATTAATTTTGATGGCTTTCGTAGCCATAACAATTTCAGGGTTTTCACAAGGACCGTGGAGAGGATTTTTGCGTCCTGTAACGCATCAGCAATTTGTAAATCGTTTAAATGCAACTTGTCCGTTAAACACATCAGTAGAACCTTCTTCGCTATGGTATTTTAGGCCAGCAATTGAAATTTCGGCAACACAGTTGACTTATGATAGAACATCAAAAGAATGGTCATCTTCGTCACTTACTTCAGCTGGGTTAGGTCTTGGTTACCAACATTACATTGATAATAATGGTACTCCGTATAATAATTACGGATTTAATTTATTGATGTTATTAGGCGCCGTACCAACAGAAACGACTAGCGCTTCGGTATCTTTTGCAGGAACAGTAAGTGCTTTTAGGCTTATAAATGTGGGCGGCGGATATAATGTTACAACAAAAAATCCTTTTATTCTGTTGGCAGTAACATACAATTTCTAGGTTTATAGAAGATATATTCACGAATAATAAAAATGAATGACCACTTTAGTTGTTGATGGTGATAATTTATTAACCATCGGCTTTTATGGAGCAAAAAACTTTTTCTATAAGGGAAATCATATTGGAGGGATATTTCATTTTCTAAACACCCTTAGAATATCATTTGAGAATTATCATTTAGATAAGATCGTAGTTTTTTGGGATGGAGAGGATGGATCTCTATCAAGAAAAAAAATATATCATCATTATAAGGAAAATAGAAAATCTAGACTTAAATCTGAAGAAGAAGAAAATTCTTATAATTATCAAAGAAGTAGGATAAAACAATATCTTGAAGAGGTTTATGTGAGACAAGGAGAATATGCATATTGTGAATCAGATGATTGCATTGCATATTATGTTCAAAATTCTTCGCCAGAGAAAAAGATAATTTTCTCTTCGGATGGAGATCTAACGCAACTTGTTTCAAAAGATACACAATTATATAATCCATCTCATAGAAAACTTTATAAACCAAAAGATAGTTTTGTTTATGACCATAAAGAGATTTTAATCGAGAACATTAAATTAGTAAAAATGTTGTGCGGTGATTATTCAGATGACATTGCAGGAATTAAGAGTCTTGGAATTAAAAGGCTTTTAGTGCTTTTTCCTGAGATTGTAACTCAACCCCTTACATTGGATTATGTAAAACATAAAGCCAATTTCCTTTTCGAACAAGATAAGGAGGATAAAATTGTACAGAATTTATTGACGGGGGTTACTAAATATGGTGTATTCGGTGAAGAATTTTACCAGATTAATAGTAGTATTGTAAGTTTAGAAAATCCAATTTTAACTGATGAAGCAAAGGAAGGTATAAATACATTAATAAATGAAAATCTTGATCCTGAAGGAAGGTCATATAAGAATACAATGAAAATGATGATAGAAGATGGATTATTTAATGTCCTTCCAAAATCAGATGACGCGTGGCTTAAATTTTTGAATCCATTCCTCAGATTAACCAGAAAAGAAAAAAATAAACGATTAAATTTTAAAAGATAAAAATATGCAGAACCAAGATATCGCTAAATTTGAGTTTCTCTTAACACTAGAAAAAAACATAGTTATTCAGAGATATTTTAATGTTTCACATTATAATCCAGACGCAAAATTTTCGGTAGAATTATATGAGTGTGTAAAAGAAATTTGTGAAGAAATTTCGCAAGATTTGAAAATAAAAACATTGGATTTTATGAATGAAAATACAAATTTTTTTACCGATATTAAGAATTTAGAAGATCCAACTGATAATAAAGAAGAGTATTTTTTACTTAGAATAAAGATGGGGGAAGATGTATTTATTTCTAGGATCTTTCCTGCTCATATTTATCATCCAAAAGCAAGATACGCGGTGGATATTAGGCCGAAAGTCAGACAGATATTGTTAAATATAACGAATATATTGTCATCTGAAGTACTAACTATGAAGTACCTACAATATGAGCTAAAAGTAAAATAGGAGATAAAAAATGAGTGATAAAAATTTTGGTTATTTAGGAACAACATTTCAACAGCAACTGCTTAAAATATTAATTGAGGATAAGAAGTTCTCAATCACAGTCATTGAAACCATTGAAAGTAAATATTTTGATGGGCCATACTTTAAATATCTTATGGAGAATATTAAAGAATTATATAAATTATATGGTGCAATTCCCGCATATGTTACTCTCGAGCAGAAAATTATGCTTGAAAATAGGGATGCATCAAGTAAAGTACACATTGATACTCTTCATGCTATTCAGGAACTGGAAATGGATGATGTGAGCATTAAATTTGTTAAAAAAACATCTAAAAATTTCTGCAGA